TGGACGTCGAGCCAACCTGATTTTCAGATTGAATTTGAAGGATGAGCCTATCACACACAAGAAAGCAGAAGATAACAAGGTTCGAGCATTTGCTGGAGCCCCTGTCACTATGGTTATTTTGTGTAGGATGCTGACTTTGCCTTTGATCAATATGATGTCCCATTTCCCAGGTGTTTTTGAAAGCGCAGTTGGTATTGATGCCACTGGCGCTGATTGGGAATGGTTGTACAATTATATGAAGGAATTTGGTTTTGACCGATGTGGTGACGGCGACTTTGAGAAATTTGATGCTTGGTTGCGGGCCAATTTCACAAAAGGAGCATTTGATATTATTCGGACCATGCTTGAGAAGGCTGGTTTCGGAGAATTGTTGATTTCTGCTTTTGATGGATTGGCGACCGAGTGTATGTTTCCCATTTATGAGTCGGATGGTTTGATTTATGAAGCTTTTGGATCCAATCCTTCTGGACATTCTCTCACTGTGATTATCAATGGGTTGTGCAACATCCTCTACATGAGGTATGTGTACTATTCATTGCACAAAGTTGATTGTCCTGGAAAGATTCCTTTGTTTCATGAGGTGATTCGTTTGATGACGTATGGCGATGATAACGAATTCAATGTCAAACCAGAGGAAAAGCTTTTCAACATGCAATCTATCCACACTGAACTTGCCAAGATTGGTGTGGGTTATACTGACGCGAATAAGAAGAAACCTGAGGTTCCGTTTAAGAAACTCGATGATCTATCTTTTTTGAAACGTTCTTTTCACAAGCATCCACAATTGAAGAAGGTGGTTGGTGCTTTGGACAAAGAATCGATTTTCAAATCGTTGTCTATGACCCACAAACCAAAGAAGGGCCAGAAGGAATCAATGGCTGAGATCTGTGCTTCCAATCTCAACGGTGCCTTACGTGAACTTTACTTTCATGGTGCAGATGAGTATTATAAATACTTGCCCGTGTTTTGTGAAATTGCGCGAGAGACCAAGGATCCGGAAGGACACAAAGTTATTGACTATTTCAAACCCTTCACTGAAGACGAAATTCGAGAGCAATATGAGCGTACGTCGTGTACCTACGATAAGGCGCTAGAGGCCCTCGAATGTCAAGCAGGTGAACTTGATGAAGTTTTTATTACCGATTGCGTTCCGTCTGGCGCGGCTTACACCGTCAAAAGACAGAAAGTGAGAAGGCGAGAACGTTTTTATCAAGAGTGGGAGATTGAATTTGGAGTCAAGGTTGTTGATAGATGGTTGGAATCACCATTTCAGCCTCTTCCGCATTTCGTGCAAGGCGATTTGACGTATGCTTGCATTGATTGTGCTCGAAAGAGATTTGGACTGGGCATCATTCGCAAATGGGTACTTATTGAGGAGTACTTTATGTATGCGAGAGATGTTGATTTTATTCGCTATCACAACATGACTGTGGGGTATGATTGGAAGTATCCCACTTTCCAGGCTTTGAGAGAATGGTCGTATGGCCAATTTTCTTCTCAAGTCATCTACTTCGATGGTCTTCTTCTTTATAGGGAGCCCGAAGTTGAGGTCCGGCCAGCCTCTAGAACCTACCGTGAGCAATATATTTCTTCCTTGATTGCTTTCCACGCGGTCGCTGCTTTGGCAATAGCAGGAACTTGCATAGATATCACCTCTGCCGCAGAAGCTTTTTGCGGTGAAGAGATGGTTCCGATTGCAGACACTATTTACGCCCATTGCAACGACTCCACTGGATATTTATCTTGGGAGTGGCCACTCACATTCAAAATCCTTGGCTTGTTTCCACAAGTATATTTCCATTACTTGTTTGCCAAAGGTCGTATTAAGATTTCCATTCAAAGGTTGTCTTTTACGCAGCAAGTGTTTTTGTTACAGATCTTCATGCTGGGAGGCTTTAAGTGGCTTTTTACCCAGTTTTTGTTGTTTCTGTACATGCACTGCGTTTTTACGGGAGGTATGGTGTTTTATGATCATGTCACCAACAATCCCGTCTTTTAGATTACATATTTTATATTTGTATGCTTACATGTCTGGACCCTTTGTCCTTAACTAGATTTGTTGTATGGCTGGAAACCTGCAGCATCTTATAGATTTCCACTAGAGATATAATAGAGAGTTCAAGTCCTGACTCAAAGTCAAAACAGGACCTTTGTACTGAACCAATCAGTCAAAATTTGGTAGGGGCGGATGCCCCGTTGGAATCCCAAGCTGGTACGTTTGGTATGCGCGTTGTTGAATCGCGCACTGATAATACTGCAATCACATGGCACGATCAGTCGCCTGGTTATGAAGCATTGTTTGGAGGTCCTATGGATCCTTCTAGAAGCAGTGCTGATGATTCAGATATCAGTCATGCAGATTTCTTCAAGAGACCTGTTAAAATACGAACTATCAGCTGGCAAGTGAATCAAAATTTGAATGACAGTTTCGATCCTTATTTGTTTTGGAGTGGAAATCCTGCAATTAGTAATCGATTGAATCATTTTCGCAATTTTCGCGGTGATTTGAAGATAAAAGTTGTAGTTAACGGTAACGCTTTCTTTTGGGGACTTGGAATTTCTTCCTGGTACCCACAAGGAGGCTGGACCGGTACTCCACCCTGGCATTTTAAAGATCCAGATGTTGATGGAGATATTATGTTGGCTTCACAGAGACAACACATTCTACTGGATGCCACCTCTTCACAAGGTGGTGAGATGACGATCCCATTTTTCTACGCAAGTGATAATGCGGATCTGAACACAGGAGGAATGGGGAATGTTGGTGATTTATGGACAACATCAGTTACTCCATTGAAGCATCCCACGTCTTCCAATCCCCTTACTATCAGCATCTATGCGTGGTGTGAGAATGTCGTTCTTAGTGCTCCAACACAGACCAATTGGCCTGGGTTGAATGCACAAGCTGGAGAACACAAGACCAAGGAACATCCTGATGAGTATGCTAAAGGTCCCATTTCCAAGCCGGCAGCAGCAGTGGCGAAAGCAGCAGGAATGATGAAGGGCGTGCCGATTATAGGCAAATACGCTCTCGCAACCCAAGAGGCTGCCAAAACTGTTGGCAAAATTGCTTCTTGGTTTGGGTATTGCAAACCTCGTGTCGTTTCTGACACGATGCGTGTGAACCTGAACCAAGGCTTGGAATTGGCCACAATAGATACTCAGGATACGTCAGTCAGCTTGGCTTTTAATGCCAAGCGAGAATTGACAATTGATCCTGCGATTGCTCATGGTGGATCCGAAGACGAATTGTCGTTTGAAGCATTAGCTTCCAGACCTTCCATTCTAGCGAGAGCTATTGAATGGTTGCCGCAAACGGCAACAGACTTTCCGATTATCAGTTTTCCGGTTACACCGGCATTGTGGTATAAAGAAAGACGATCTACTCTTCCATCCAATTCTGAGATTGTTACTTTGACTCCGTCTGCTTTTGTAGCAGTACCATTTCGTTTTTGGCGAGGTACTATGAAAGTGCGGGTCCAGGTAGTGGCCTCTTCGTTTCACAAAGGTCGACTGCTGGTGTCGTGGGATGCTCATCAACCCATTTCACCAGTGGCTACTGAAACAGTGCGATCACAAGTGATGGATATCGCTGAGACACGAGATTTCACTTTTGAAGTTGGGTGGACTGCACCTACTGCTGGATTGATTAGAGATTCATTAGCAGGCACAGATTCTACCTATACTGTTGGAAATGTTTACACAATGTCCCCCGGCCAACATAATGGAATTATTACAATTTCCATCATGAATACGTTGACTCAATCTCAAGAGACAACGGAACCGGTTTATATCAATGTGTGGACATCGTTTTCAAATTTGGAGGTGTGGTGTCCCGATTCAAATGGGTTCAATTTGTATACCCCATTTCAGGACGCTCCAACTAATCTTGTTGCTCAAGCAGGAGAAGTCAATGCAGCTGACATTGAACAAGAGGACCCAAATCCTCCTGTGGAAGTTGATGCTGATGATGCTATGGGTGGTGACATTGAATTGGCAGAAGCCTCCTTCTTGCATGGTGATCCCATTAGTTCTTTCAGAACTTGCCTCAAGAGATACACCTTGGAGGAGGTCATACCGATGACTTATCCACCTGTGACTGCACCAGATGAATATTCTTATGCAGATCACACCCGCCCAATGAAGCCCTTGTACCGAGGGCCACAATCGGCGGCTATATCATACGACCCGTTGACCAACGCCACCAAGTGGGACGGACCTTTGACGTTGTTAGCTTATGTGAGCCAGTGTTTTACTGGATTTCGCGGCGGCTTACGTTACAAGTTCATCCCAGATTGCGGCACGTCTAATCAACAAATTGCTACTGTTCATGAAAATACTCCCGTGACAGTGTGCAGGACCCCATATTCTGCTGGTGGTGCTTTTCAAGGCACCTACAGTACATTACAGGAACTGTACACTTATCAGGACAATTCGTGGTCTGGTGAAGTGATGTCGAATCAAGTGAATAAGCATGTCATGGAGGTTGAACTTCCATGGTACAGCAGAAGCCGATTCGAACCTGTTTACACAACTCAGACCTATCCAACAGGCAACGATTACCGAATACAATCTGTACGGTATGGTGTTGAGGGTGGAATGAAGCGTCATTTTCGCAAGTATGTTGCTGGTGCAGATGACTTTACCTTGGTTGGATTTCGAGGTGCTCCACAGATGGCTTTGTGGACCACGATTCCAAACTAAAACAGAGACTTTATTAAAATGTTTTGTCTCGATCTTTATATTACATATTACATATTACATAATAAACATTTAATTGGTGTTGCAGCGCAC